GTCAAGACATCGACATCGACTTTTCCGCAGGTTATCTTTGTCAACAACACGTTTCCGAACGTGGAGATGTACATCTACCCCAAGCCAACGCAGTTGCTGGAGTGGCACTTCATTTCTGTGCAAGAGCTAACAGAGCCTGCCACACTGGCAACTGAGTTGTTCTTTCCACCAGGTTACATGCGGGCGTTTGCCTACAACTTGGCGATGGAGATTGCGCCCGAGTTTGGCGTGGAGCCAAGCCCACAGGTAAAGCGCGTTGCCATGACAAGCAAGCGTAACCTCAAGCGCATCAACAACCCATATGATGTGATGAGTCTGCCCTACGCTGTGGTGGCAAATCGTCAGCGGTTCAACATCTACAGTGGCAATTTTTAATGAAGACGCCCATCCTCGGTTCATCCTACGTCACCCGCAGCGTCAACGCTGCGGATGCCCGCATGGTCAACCTGTTCCCCGAAGTCATCCCCGAGGGTGGACTAGAGCCTGCGTTTTTAAACCGCGCACCAGGTTTGCGCCGACTGGCAACAATCGGCACTGGTCCAATTCGTGGTCTGTGGGATTTTGCGCCGGACAGCAATACCGCTTTTGTCGTGTCGGGCACTCAGTTGTTCAAGATCAACCGCAGCTACACGGCTACACTGCTGGGCACTGTGGTAGGCACTGGCCCTGTCAGCATTGCTGATAACGGCACTCAGTTGTTCATCGCAGCCAACGGGCCAAGCTACATCTACAACAACACAACAAACGTGTTCCAGCAGATCACTGACCCAGACTTTCCTGGTGCGGTAAGCGTGGGCTATCTGGACGGCTACTTCGTGTTCAACGAGCCAAACAGTCAAAAAATTTGGGTTACCAGTCTGCTGGACGGTCTGTCCGTGGACCCGCTGGATTTTGCAAGCGCCGAAGGTGCTCCCGATGAAGTCACTGGTTTGATTGTTGACCACCGTGAGGTCTGGGTGCTGGGCACCAACTCGGTCGAGGTTTGGTACAACGCAGGCACCCCAGACTTTCCGTTACAGCGCATCCAAGGCGCTTTTAACGAGATTGGCTGCATATCCCCTTACTCGCTTGCCAAACTCGATAACGGCGTGTTCTGGCTGGGTTCTGACGCCCGTGGCAAGGGCATCGTCTACCGGGCCAACGGCTACACGGGCACCCGCATCTCAACACACGCTGTTGAGTGGCACATCCAACAATACAGCGACATCACCGACGCTTTTGGGTACACGTACCAACAAGACGGCCATAGTTTTTATGTGCTGATCTTTCCATCGGCCAACACCACATGGGTGTATGACGTGGCGACGCAGGCGTGGCACGAGAGAGCCGGGTTTAACAACGGTGACTTTACACGGCACCGCAGCAACTGCCAGATGGCGTTTAACAACGAGATTGTGGTCGGCGACTTTCAAAACGGCAAAATCTACGCTTTTGATCTTGATGACTACTCGGACGACGGGCAGATTCAAAAGTGGCTGCGCACATGGCGTGCGCTGCCTACGGGCCAGAACAACTTTGAACGTACCGCGCAGCACAGTCTTCAGCTTAATTTAGAAACGGGTGTTGGTATATCGGGGAACGATCCAGCGGGTGAAAGATTTCCAGCCGAAGCGCCGACTCTAGTTTTAGATTTTGTCAGTCAGCAGTACGACATTTATCAGCCAAACTTTGTGCAAGGGTTTGACCCCCAAGTCATGCTGCGCTGGAGCGATGACGGTGGCCACACATGGTCTAGCGAACACTGGGCATCCATCGGCAAAATTGGCGTTTATGGGCAACGTACGTTCTGGCGGCGTTTGGGTATGACGCTCAAACTGCGTGACCGGGTGTACGAGATATCTGGCACTGACCCTGTGAAGATCGCCATCACTGGCGCTGAACTCATCCTTAGCCCGACCGCAGCATAATGGCAAACAATACCCTTACCAACATCACGCCACCTCGCGTACCTTTTTTGGACCCGAGGAACGGCCTGATTTCGCGTGAGTGGTACAGGTTCCTCTTAAACCTGTTTGTGCTGACTGGTGGGGGCCAAAACACGACAACTTTGACAGACTTACAAGTGGGTCCACCGATGCCCACCCAAGAGGACTTTGTTGAAATCACTGTTGACATTGAGTCGCTTGAAAAGCAACCGACTCAAGAAAGCGCACTTGAGCAAATCGCTGAGTTGCAAAAGCAGATTGAGGCGCTAGAAGCGCAGATTGAATGCCCTTGCATTGAACTAACAACGGTATTGCAAGCGCAGATTGAAGCACTTGAAGCGCAGATTGCGTGTCCTTGCATTGAACTAACAGCCGAATTGCAAGCGCAGATTGACGGATTGGAAAAGCAGCCCCGCGAGGAACTGGGTACGCTGGCCGCGCTCCAGCAAGTCAACGGGTCATGGACGCCAGTTGTTACCGCCACTATTCCCGGTGCTACACCCCCCACAATCGGCGCGGTTTTTGGGTATTACCAAAAAACAGGCAATTCCATTTACATTACGTATGATGTGACAATCACCAACAATGGCACGGGTCTTGGGTTGATTCAAATCAGCGGGTTGCCGTACAACATAGGACAGCTTAGTTTTGGATCTGGCGTAGAAACTGCTGTATTAGGTTTTGGCACGTTAAGCAATTGCCTTGTTGGAACTGCTGGGTTGTTAGTTCAAAAAATTGATGGAACATACCCTGGCGGCACAGGATATAGATTGCTGGGAAGTTTTACATACCTCACATAAAGGAAGATTATGACAGTCACCGTCAAAAACCTTGTGCCATCAAAAGATGTCGCAAACAGCCAAACAACCCAGTACACCGCAACTGGTGTAACCGCAATCATTGACAAGTTCACCGCGACCAATTACAGCGCCAGTCCTGCCACGATCTCGGTCAACTTGGTTACGCTTGCTGGCTCTCCTGGCAACAGCAACCTGATCACCAAGACCAAGACCCTTCAGCCGTCTGAGGTCTACACGTTCCCCGAGTTGGTCGGACAGGTTTTGAATCCTGGCAGCTTCATCAGTACAATCGCTGGAACCGCCAGCGCCATCAACATGCGCGTCAGTGGGCGCGAAGTGACATAAGGAGGCCGTAATGGTTTGGAATTTAGTTATCCCCGCTGCCGCAGCACTGATTGGCGGTAAAATGGCGTCGGGCGCAGCAAAAAGCGCTGCTGCCACTTCTGCCGCAGCTTCGGACCGCGCCTCTGACCTTCAGCGCGAAATGTTTGAGCGCAACGTCGAGTTGAACGCACCGTTTCGCGAGGCGGGTGTCAACGCGCTGAACAAACTGGTGCCGATGACCGACTACCAAAACTTCGGCATGAATGAGTTTCAACAAGACCCCGGCTATGCGTTTCGCATGTCCGAAGGTATGAAGGGGCTAGAACGATCCGCTGCTGCCCGTGGTGGCCTGTTGTCAGGCGCTACGCTACAAGGCATCCAGCGATTCGGTCAAGGCCTTGCATCGCAAGAATACCAAAACGCATTTAACCGATACGGCATCGAACGAGAGCGTCGAATGGCTCCGTTGCAGTCGCTGGCCGGTGTCGGTCAGACTACATCGCAGCAACTGGGCGCGGCTGGTACAGGGCTTGCCAACACGTTGGGCAACATTGGTATGAACCAAGCTAACGTGGAAGGCAACGCTCGGATGGCCCGCGCATCGGCCTATGGCGACACCACAAACCAACTTGCCAATTTGGCAGGCCGTTACTATGGCGGCGGTGGATTTGGCGGTTCGCCGTCCAATAGAGACATTGAACGCTCCTACCTCGGTATGGATTAAGGAAGAATTATGGCGCTGGATTTTAATCTTCTTCGACCCGCAAGCGGTTCAAACCCTGTCAATGCGTTTTTCCAAGGTCAGCAAACCACGATGGACCGCGAGGCAGCGCAGCAAAACGCCATGCTAAACCGCGAGGCAGCGCAGCAAAAGATGGCGCAAGAGCAGGAAATGAACGCGCTGCGCCGTCAGCAGTTGACTGGTCAAATCCAGACACAGGAAGAAACTCGCCTTAAAAACAGAGCCGCTGAAAAAACCGGGATGTTCCGTGAGCGCCTGCTTCGTGCCCGCACACCAGACGACGCGAGACGCTTAGTGCAGATGCAGTATGCCGATCCTGACTTAGCGCCCTTGCTTTCGCAAGCCTCAACGCTGGAGCAAGCCCTCGCCGAAATCTCGGACGATCCGACTGAGTTTGAAAAGTATCGCCAGCAAGAAGCGATGGGTATGGGCGAGTGGATAAAGTCGCAGATGCCAAAAGTGACGCCTACTGGTGACGTGTTCGACTTTGCTACCCGCCAATTCATTCGCAAGCCCCAAGCTGCGCCTGCCCCTGTTGCGCCTAGCGCGCCTGTTGCTGTGATGGGACCAGACGGTAGACCGCAGTTTGTCACCCGTGAACAAGCTATCGGCATGACGCCGTTCTCGCCCGCTGCTGTCAAAGTAATGGGTGGTGGTGGTGGTACTGGCGGTAGCCGTGCTGCACCGGCAGGTAAAGCGCCGCCTGGCTATCGGTTTACGCCGGCCGGCGACTTGGAGCCTATTCCTGGCGGGCCAGCCGCAGCAGGGCTAAATCCAAAAGATATTCAAAAACGCGAGGCGACATTTCCGCAAGCCACAGCATCGGTTAAAAGTTTTGAGACTAAATCCGAGCAATTCATTAGAGAACTTGAAAAACTCCGCGATGACCCTGGGCTAAACCAAATAACCGGCCCTATTTACGGGCGCACGCCAAGCGTATCGCGTGAAGGTAGCCGCGCTCAATCCTTGTACGATAAGATTTTTGCCAAAGGCGGTTTTCAAGCATTGCAAGATATGCGCGAAGCGTCTAAAACTGGCGGTGCGCTGGGTAACGTATCTAACGAAGAAGGTCGCCGTCTTGAGAAATCAACGGTTGGTGGACTTGACCGTACTCAAAACATCAAGGACGTGCAGCAAGGAATCAACGATTTTATTGACGAAATTCGTGTTTCGCAAGCGCGGGTCCGAGAGGCATATGATACGACATATGCTTACAAGGATAATCCTGCTGCTGG